CGCTGCTGATCGACCACTGCGATCCGAAGTTGCAGGAGCGGTACGTAGACCCCCTGATCTGCCCAACGGACAGCGACTCAACCAGGGCCCTGCCGACGCTGGATCTCACCGAGCCCCCGGGCGGGCCCGGGAAGCCACGATAGCCCGGGCACGGGCGAGCGGCGGGGAAAGGGAGAAACCCGCCGCTCAAGCCCGGCCCGGCTCAGTAAGAAACTGTGCTACGTCTTTCTTCCGCCCTGGCCCGCTGCACGGCCGCCTCACCCTTCAGCCGGCTCACCTCTTTGAGCAGCCGCAGCACGTCAGCGGCCAGCGTGCCGCTCGTGCCGGTGTAGGCACCGCTGAACTTGCGGGCCCTCAGTTCGCACTCTAACAGGTAGGCGTCGGCGAGTGGCTCAGCCATCCTTGCCCTCATCAAACAGCACGATAGCCAGCAGGCTATACGCAGCAAGATCCAGCAGCGTGTCCCGCACGCCCTCGTGAACGAGCCGGCCGGTGCGGCAGTACGTCTTCAGCCGCTGCACCTTGTCGGCCACGCGAACCATGCAGCCACGCCACGCCTCGATGCCGACGAACTCGGCCCCTTGGCGGATGTTGGCCAGCGGGTCGCTCTCGCTGCCATAGTCCTGGCTCTTTGACAGGTGAAGCGTGCGCAACTCCTCGAGCAGGTCGAGAAACGGCAGCGAGCCGGGCCGCTGCTCGTGCTGGATGCCGTCGCCCTTGAGACGCTGCTGCTCAAGCAGGTACTCAATGTAGGGCTCGTCGGCAACGCGATCCCATTCGACGTGTTGCGTTTCCTCTGCTTCGGCAACAGGTGCCGCCGGTTCTGTCGCCGGCTGCGACACGTCGTACCACTCATCGTGCGGCCTGCCTGCGGCCTGGGCGTCACGCCGCTGCTGAACGGCCTGGCGGAGTTGTTCGTTGGCGGCCTCAATGGTCGTCGTCATGGTTTTCCCTTTTCTGGAATCTGGAAAATCGCAGTGTGCCGGCGGCGTCAAGCAGACCGCACGGTGCCGTCCTTCATCACGCGATAGTTCTGCACGTCGAAGGCCCCGCCTTTGTGAACGGTGGCCATGGCAAACCCATGGTTCCAGCGGTTCACGACCGAATACTCGGGCCGCAGGTCGCACAGGCACCCGGTACTCCAGCACGCCGTCTCGTGGTGCCACATATCAGACTCGGCGTGATTGCTGGTGCGGTGCGAGTGGCCGACGAGCACCGTGGAAAGAGTCCGCAGGAACGCTCCACGGGCGACGTTGACAGGTGCCGCCATGCCTTTCGGCAACTCATGGCCGTGCAGCACGGGCAGCTTGCCGAGCATCACGGGCCTCTGGTCATCCACCATCGTGACGCCTTGGGCATCCAAGTCGAGCCACGCGCACAGGCTCATACGCGGGTCGTCGCTGATCTCAGCCGCATGCTGATAGAGCCAGTGCCGCCACCTGTCTTCATGGTTCCCAGTTTTGTAGACGATGGGAATCTTTGGGAACTCTTGCCGTAGCCAAGCTATGAACGTCCGCACGGCGTCGAGCTCGCCCTTGAAGTCCCGCTGGGCCGGATCCTTCATGTACCTCGAGATGGCGTAGAAGTCGGCGATGTCTCCATTCATCAGCAGGCCGGCTAGGTTTTGCTCCTTGAGAAAGCCAATGGCCGCCGCCACGGCGATCTCGGAGTGGTAGGGCACATGCACGTCGCTGATGATGCCGACGGGGCCGAGCACGTCCATGACGTGCGGCGTCCACGACTCGGCCAAGCTCTTCGGCATGGCCCTCTGCTCGCCGGCCTGACGCTGCTGGCGTGGTGCCACCGGCTTCACGGTCTTGCGGGAGTGCTTGCCCTGCACGCCAAACTGCCGGCCAATCCGCTTGCGGGCCTGCTCCAGAGTGATGGCCCCCTTGGACTCACGCACCAGGCGGCGAGCCAGGGTGCGAGCCGGTGCGTCTGGATGACGCTGGCAGAGTTTCTTGGCCATCTCGGTGATAACGTCACCCGCCATCCGTCACCTCCCGGTAGCCGAGACTCCACAGCACCTTGGCGATGTCCTTGCCCTGCTGCTCGACGTGCTCCTCGCTCTGCGTCGGATTCAGAGCGTGCAGCAGTTCATGCACCAGCACCTCGAGCTTCTTGCGTCCACGCATGCGGGCGTCGAGGATGATGCGCGGGTGCTTCGCCTTCTGTGAGAACGTGTATCCGTAGGCCGCACCCTTGAGCGTGGTGAAACGCAAGAGCCACCGCTCGTCGCCGTTCAAAGTGAAGACGTGATCGTCGGCCACGGCGTGCCCTTTCGCTTGTCACCGTAGCCGAGCGGTCAACCAATGCCGATGCGGCGGCCGAGCTCGTTCAATGCCTCAGCTCGCTTGGAGCACCCGCACGGGCGGCCCAGCACCTTGCTCACCCGCTGCTCGGTAATGCCGATGGCAGACAGCCCGGCCTTGACCATGTCGCCCAGGCCCGCCTTGGCCCTGGGGTACGCCTCGTGCGTCTCGTCCACGGTGATCGTGTCGCCGTCCTCGCTGACGATGCAGGCACGCACGGCGTCGAGCGTGGTGCCACGCTGGCGGCACCGGGCCTCGAAGGCGGAGCGGCGGCCGGTGATCATGGGAACTCGTTGCAGATGGGCTCTGGGTCGCTCAGGAATGGCCGCAGCCTAGTGCGATCGGGGAAGCCGCTGCACCCTGCTGGAATCTGATTTGTTACCGTGCTCGTTGATCCAGATAAGGCGAGGCTCGTGATGTCTGTGATCGACGGCGGCGTGGTGCAGTTGATGACCATCAATCGATAAGTGGTGGTCGTCCGGGTTCCGAACTGCTCGCAATCCGCATAGCAGGCGTATTGAATGACCTTGTCTTCCACAATCGCCCAGTTGCACGACTCAATCTTTCCAGGGAACCCAGATTGCCACGATACTCCAGCGGGCAACGAACCGGCTGGCGTTATCGTCTGTGAAACTTGAGTTACCTTTTTGCCGCCGGTGCCGCAATCAACAGAGTTTCCAGCCGTGTCGTTCTCGGTGCGGTTGCTTGGCCACTCGCACTCCTCGCACGGCTCGCAGTCAGAAGGATCACAGCTCCCGCTTTCTCGTTCGCACTGGCCGTCATAAACCCAGATCCCGCCCTGTGCTGCACACTGGGACTTTGACAGGCTTTGGTTGATCTGCCCGTCCTTACAGCAGTAGTGACACGCCTCGACTCCGATCTCGACCGTGAACACGACGTTCCCGCCGCAGAACGTGCCGCTGCCCTCGACGACATCATCAGGCCCGAACGTGTAGGTCAGCTCATCGGAGCACGTCACGCAGCCCGCGTAGGGCTTTTCGTAGAGCGCGTTCCATTCGGTGTAGCCCGCTGCGTTGCGAATACGAAAGCGGACGGGCTGGTCCGTTTCCTGATCCTCGGATTTGAGCTTCGGAAACCCGATGGCGATATACGCCACGACCACGTCCGCTCCGGTGGCAGTGTTGCCGACGACCGGCACCTCGACCCAGCAGTACCCATCGAGTTCCGTGACGCCAGACTTAGGCAGCGTCTTTGGCCACCCCGAGTCACGAAGTACATCGCAGTAAGCACTCGCGCCGCTGGAACCAGATCCTGTCGAGCCTGTGTTTGTGACCTGGAGCGTGCAAAGGCACACGCACCGCTCGCAGCACACGCACCCAGGCAGGAGCACCATGTCAGCACTCCGCCGCTATAAGGTGCCACGTCATCCCGTCAAGCCCGACGGTGCACTTCCTCGTGCCAGAACCAGTGATATTCGCGTAGTCGTTGATCACAGTGACCGACTGCCCGGACAGCAACGTGATGGATCGGCTTGTGGCCTTGTTCCATGGAGCGGTGAACGTGCCACGTTTGACCTGCTGATCCAATGCGCTGACCAAGTACCAAGACGTTCCTTCTTTCCCCACAATGCAACTTTGGGTTGCCGTGAACGGAAGTGGAATCGTCAAGTTGACGACCGTGACCGTAGCCGTCGGGGCGTTGCTAAACCGGGCAACCTTGCTTGTGTTGATGGCCCACGCACCGGAGAACGTCGCCGCCCGCACCTGCTTCGGGTGCCGTCCGTCCAGCACTCGCGAAAACGTCAGCGGCGAAGCCGCCGGGGGCGTCAACTCGGCCTGACGCACCACGCCCGCAATCCGCTCTGCGGATTCGCGTGTGAACTGCACGGCGTCGAGTGGGCCTTTTCTGCGTGCCATGTCAGGCGGGCGGCGTGCCGAAGAGCGTGGTGAAGTTCGCCACCTGATTCACTCGACGGGGCAGCACGTCGGGCTGTCCGCTCACCTGCTCGCCCTCAAATAGGCCGACAGGGTTGGCCGACGCCACCCACTCGCCGTTCTCAAAGTCGAACACCATGGCCCGCCGCTTCTGGCCGCCGCTCAGGTAGTTCCAGCCCACGTCGGGCAGTTGCAGCACCCAGCCGGTCTGGCGGTACATGAGCTCGATCTGCGTGGCCCAGTACGAGTACGTGGCGTTGTTGAAGAGCTCGATGGTGAATGTGGAGTTCACGCCTGCACACTTCCACGAATACGCCGCACCGCCGAAGTACGTGTCGTCGTTGACAGTGTTGGTGGCGGCCATCTGCGACGACGGGAAGGCGGTGTAGTTCCTGCGAATCGTCGCCCTCACCATGGCCTCGTCGGTCGTGATGCCCTCAAAGTAGTCGTACGCAGAGTTGGTGAGTGGCCGCAGGTCGGCGTTGCCAGTGCCGTGGTAGTAGTACAGGGCCGGCACCTGGCTGGGCTGCGACTCGAAAGACCACTCGGCAGCACGAGACGCCGGTGCCAGCAGTTCGTTGGCCGTCACGCTGCCGTACTCGGCCACAACCTCGACGTGGTACGGCGAGTCGTTGAACCGCTCGTTAATGACGATCTTGCGCAGGCCGAGAGCGGACCACGTCGGATGCACGTTGCCGAACGCACTGAGGTCCATATCGACGTTGCTGAGGATGTCCGTCTCAGTCAGCGGCGTGTTCTGCAGCGTGTTGTCCGTGAGCGTGACGGCCCAGCGGCGAGTCGCTACCGGCTGCGTGCCGAGCGTGAAGTCAGATGAGCGTGCCAGTTCGGTGACGGATGCAATGCCCATCAGGTCGGCTCCCCGAATGACGAGTAGCCCACAATGGCCACCGGCTGGGTGAAGTAGTTGCTCGCCGCTTGGCCGATGCCCGTGGCGATCCGCTCGAGCAGCTTGGTCTGCAGCCGCTCCTGAATGAGCCGGGGATCCTGAGCGTTAGCCGTCAGGTTCAGCACCAGGGCGGCACCCTCAGCGGTGCGGATGTCGCTGCCCGTGATGGTCTGCGATCCGAGCGTGTTCAGCTTGGTGAGCCGCTCTTCCTGCCGCTTGGCTTCGGCCTCGGCGGCTTTCTGCTGCTCCTCGAAAATCTTTTTCTGCTGCTCGGCAAACTGCTGTTGGGCCTGCTGCTGGGCCTTCAGCTGGTCTTCTTGAAACTTTTGTAGCCGCTTCTGTTCTTCCTCTCTGGCTTTTGCACGACCCGTGGCAATGTCTTCTTCACGCTGTGCGGCTTGGTCGAGTGCAGAAAGCCTTTGCGACAGAACGGCCAGCTCCTGCTTGTCGCCTTCCGCTCTGGCCGCAGCAATAGCCTCTTCCGTAAGCCGGATCTGGCTCTGCAAAAGCTCAAGATTCTCTGCGGCCTTAGCCCGCTCGCTGTCGTATCCGAACTGTGCAGCAAACAGGATCTTGTCGGCTTCTTCTTCTTGCTTGAGGCGGAACTTTGATTCTTCTTCAATCTGATTGATGCGGTTATCAAACAACTGCTTCTGGCGCTCGACCTCAAGGTCATATGTCTCTTTGGGAATAATCCCGCTGGCGGCTTGGTTTTGGGCAAACTCAATGCCACGCCGGAGCTCTTCAGCAGCCGCCGCGCCAGCAGGGCCGAACTCCTCGGCCTTGACGATAAGCGAGGTTAGCCCGCTGTCGGTCGAGGCAAAGGCTTTATCAAACCCTTCGGAGAAACCGTTGGCGGCGGCGAGTGCATCTTCCTCTAGCTTCTGGCTGAGTTCGGCCAGCTGCCGCTGTCTCTGCTCAGCGTCAGCAAGAGCACGACCGCTCAAGTCCCCTGATGCGATGGATTCCGCAACACGCGACTGCTCACGCTCAACAGCCGCCAAGTCGTCACGTATCTTCTCGGCTCCATCTGCGATTTTCAAAAGTGCATCAACCCGTTTCTGGTCTGCTTCCGCCTGCGCCGTAGCAGCTGCGGCTGCGTCCTCTCTGTTCTTCCTCTCTTTCACGAGCTCGCCGTTCAGCCGCTCCATGAATCCGTTCATGATCTCAATCTGGTCGGCAGTCAGTTCGCCCTCCGCAGCCATCTGCGAGAACGTGGCCAGCGTGGCCTGCGACTGCTGCAAGAAGTCAGACGCGCCGCCCTCGGCGGTGGACAGGAACTGGTCAAGCTCTGCCGTGGCTGAGGCCAGGTTGGCCTGCACCTGCACTTCGGGCAGGCGGGCGTTCTGGATCTCGGCTCGCAGCCCGGCGAGGAACTGCGAGGCGGCACCTTGGCCTGCCTGCTGTGCGTTGCCGTCGCCACCCGTGAAGATGCTGTTGAACGTCTCGGCAGCGTTGGCTGCGGCGGCCTCCATCTCACGGGAGTTTCTTTCCGTGGACTCCATGCCGGCGTCCACCAACGCTCGGCCGTACTCCTCCAGGTCGGAGTCCACGAAACTGCCGAGCCCTTCGAGCACTTTGCCGAAGCCGACGATGAGTGCGTCGATGCCCAGCTGCAAGACGTTGAACACCACACGGAAGGCTTCAGAGACACTGAGCAGCACTTTGGCAGTAACATCGAACACGTCGGCCGAGAACGCGAACACCTCGCCAAGGTTTCCAAACTCCTCCACGAACTTGTCGAAGATGGCGGCGAAGTAGGACGCACCCTCGAGCAGCACGTCAGTGATGGCATTGGCGATGCCGGTGCCGCCGGTGCCTTGTGCCCCGCTCCACTCTTCAACGAATCGCAGGAACTCGTTGGTTACAGCCGTCACCGCCGGCGCCAGGTTGCCAATGACTTGGCCCACAATGCCGTTGATGGTTGCGGCCACCAAGTCAAAAGCGTCGTTCATGTCGGCGACGTTGTTGACTTGCGTCTCGCTGATGATGATGCCGAGCCGCTCGGCACGGGCCTGCAGTTCTTCAATGCTGGCCGCCCCTTCACGGAACAGCGGAGCCAAAGCGGCCCCCTGCTTGCCGAAGATATCGACAGCGGCGGCAGCACGGGCTGCGGCCGTCGGCAGCTGCGAGATGGCCTGCCCGATCTCTGAGAACTGCTGCTCGGGTGACAACGCCCGCAGATCCGCCAGCGACAGGTTGATGCCCTTGAGAGCCTTGTCGAGTGCGTCGCCCGGCGTGGCTTTGCCGATAATGACCGCCAGCCGCTCCACGGCGGTGCCGAACTGCTTGGTGTCCACGCCGGCGAGTTTTGCCGCCAGCGAGTAGCCCTGCAGGGCCTCGACGTTGATGCCAGTGCGGGCCGACAGATCGGTGAGCGAGTCGATGCCTGAGTTGACGCTTGACACCAGCGTGGTGACTCGGTTGGCCACGTCACGGAACACGTTGGCGATTGCCTGCACGCCGCCCACGAACAGCCTGCCGAGCTCGATGCCGGCGAGGATCTTCGTGTTGCGGGCCAGTGACTCCAGGCTGGTGTCGGCCTTCTTGGCGTTGTCGCTCGTCTTGTCGAGATCCCGCTGGGCCTTCTCGAGGGCTCGGTTGTACGTCTCCTGCGAGATGCGGCCGGCACGCAGCTGGTCGTTGAGCTCGTCAACCGCCTGGGTGTACCGCTCCAGCGGGCTAATGTTCGCCCGGGTGATTTCGGACGCACGCTGCAGGAGCTTCGTTTCCTTCTCAATCTCCTTGCCGAGGTTGGCATACGCTTCGGCAAACTGCTTGGCGTTGATCTCGCCGCCCTGCAGCTGCGTCACGAGAGCGTCGAAACTTTCAGCCGCAGCACGCTGAGCATTGGCCGCCGCTTCACTGCTTCCGGCGAACTGGTCAAAAACGCTCGTGAGCTTGTCGGCGTTCTGCCCCAGCTTCTCAAGCGCCCGCTCGGCCGGCGTGAGGTTCTTCACCACGCCCGAGGCGTCGGCGGAAACCTTCATCGCGAGTGAGAGGATGTTGGCCATAACTGCTGCTACTGTTCAAAGACGCCAGCGAGCTTTGCGAGCTCTCGGGCCATCTCCTCTGATGTCTGCGGTGGTTTCTCGGTCGGTACGAAATCGGACGCCTTTGGTGCTTTGCCTTTCTCGCTGTACGGTGCGAGCACGGCACTGGTGAGTAAGCCTGTCTGCTGCCACGGATCCGGCAGAGCGTGGTAGTAGCGAGTGAACGCCACCCACTCACTGAGCTCCTGCGAATCCATGCGGCGAGACAACTCCCGCACCGTCATGCCCAAGTGCCCGGCGAGGCGGAATAGAAACCTCCGCATCGGCCGGGCCTTTAGTTTTTTGCGAGTTCCTCCACGTCGCTCTCGGTCATGTTGTTGTGCTTCATCGCCTTCTCGAAGAGCTTCGACACCACGGCCGACGACTTCTTCGCCAGCTGCTCGATGCCCTGCTCGTCGAAGAGCCGCTCGCCGCTTTCAGGGTGGCACAGGCAGCGGGCCAGGTACTTCGTCCTGAAGTTGTCGATGCCTCGCTCCTTGTTGCCGATCCACTCCTTCTCGTAGCTGTCTCGCTCCTCAACGGTCATCACACGGATGCCGAGCACCAGCGGCTTACCGCTGGCGTCCTTCCACTCACGCACCGTCACCTTGAGCACGGACAAGTCGTCCGAGGCGAGAATCTGGGCGGCCAGTTCTTGAACAGTGATAGCCATGGCATCTCCTAGGGTTGGATCCTGAGCGTGACGGTGTACCGTGCCACGTCATTGGCAATGCCCTGGAGCGTGAACTTCTCGAGCACGGCGGTGCCGGAGTAGTCAAGGCCGCCGCCGGCAATCGAAACCTCAGCACGCTTGGCGTACTTGGCCGTCGAGATGTTCGCAGTCGTCAGGCACGATATCTCTATAGTGCCAACGTCAAGCGTCCACGTACTCGCACGAGCCAGCGGCAGCGAGCCGCCGTGAGTCACGCGCAACTCGGTGACTTCACCGAATGACACGCCGTCCCACGTCGCCGTGACGCCCGCTGCGTATGTAGCCATGACGGGGCTCCGTCATGGACTACGAACGGGCAATGCGGAACGTCACCTGGCCTCGGATAGCGTCCTGCGTCGCCAGCGTCAGCGTGGAACTCTGGACAGTTCCAGCACGGGCGAGCAACTCGGCACCACCCACGACGATTCTGATCGTGCCGGTCGAACGGTCGGCGATCAGCGTCTTTCCAACGTAGTCAAACTGCACGGTCTGCCCCGTGTCGCCGCTCGCCGAGCCGGCCAGCGGCAGATCGAGCGTCCTGGCGGTTTCGCCAGTGGTCTGGCCCAGGTGGGCCACGTTGATCTTCTCGTCCTCCGCAGTCGGATCGGTGGCCGAAATGACGATGTTCGTGACGGTGTAGGGCGTGTTGGTGTTCGGCCACGTCACCACGGTGCCGGCACCATCATGCGGAGTCTCAAAAGACATCGTTCAAATCTCCTGCCAGAGGATCGAATACTGTTGGTTGACCGTGAGAATCGGCGGCAAGTCGCCTCCCGCCAGCTGCACCACGCCGTCCGATTCCGTGTCCAGAGACACGTTCCTGACGCTCACGTAGTTTTCCACAGCGGTCCCGTACCCATCCAGAACGGAGCGGCATCGGTCGGCGATGTCTCGGGCCTCGCCGTACGTCTCGGCGTACACGTCCACCGACAGCAGCACCACGCCCATACCCATGGGGCCGGATAGCGTCTGCGTCCGCTGGATGCCCGTACGACGCCAGGTGATGAACGGCAGATCCGCCGAGGCCGGTGCCACGACCGGGTAGACACGCTGGCCCACGACGGCCGCCACGGCGGGGTCGGCTACCAGGGCGTTAGCCAGCAGCTGCTCAGGTGACTTGAGTGGCATGGTGGCTACCCTCCGATGATGCCGCTGATGGTGCCGGCGCTGGACTGCGTGATCTTGGAAATGGCGGCCTCAATCGAGATGCTGAGCTCACGCCGCAGGATCTCGGCCACTTGGTTTTTCGTCTGCTCGAAGGCGGTCTGCACGGGCGGGCGGCCTCCACGACCACCAGGC